CATTGATAAACTGCGCGACCGCGAGGGGTATGATATCCCCACCCGGGAGAAAATGCTTGAGTTGTTCCTCCCCCCAAAGGAACCTGTAGAATCTAACCCACAGCAAGAAGGCGGACGCAATCCCCTATGGGACGCGCGCGCGGAATCTCCGTGGGAACCTACCACTGTTGATCCCTTCCAACAACCACTGGAAGTCCTTGAGCGGTGGGATAACAAAACCCTAATCGTAGTCATCCAGAAGAAAGCTGTCATCTACAACGGGCAGAATGCCTACGGTAAGATTCCCTTCCTCAGCATTGGCTGGTGGGACCAACCGGGAGCCTTCTGGTCCATCGGTCTGGGCCGGTTGATCGGCACTGAGCAACGTGTCCAATCCGGTATCACCAACCTGATGATGAACATCGCGAACTTGAAGCTGAATGCTCCTTTGATTCGCGTAAAAGGAAAGTCAGTCCCGACACAAAGTATCCGAATCGGTCCCAACAAAATGATCGAGGTAGACGCTAAAGGTGATCTTGAACCTCTGAAGTTTGGAGACCCGGTAGTAGAAGCCAACCAGCTCTTTGCCATGTCTCAACAAAGGGTGGATTCCGTATCGGGAGCCAATCCGATTACCTCCCAGGGGAACGCGGGGTCTGCTGGACATTCAAATCTCGCTCGATCATCCGCCGGAGCCTCCCTCCTCGGACAGGGTGCCTCGAATATCATCTCGGATTGTGTTGACAAAGTGGCCAATCAGGTTCTGGTTCCCTACTTGTATGACATGCAAGAGATGAATTCTATGATGCTCCCGTACAGTCAGTTGGACTGGATCATGAGTGAAGAACTCAAGCATGATTACGTGACCGAGGGCGGGGACTTAGTTGACATCTTAAAAGCAAAGGTGAAGTTTACAGTATTGGCAGGAGCAAAAATGCAAACTCGCCGAAACATGTCCCAGGGTTTGCCCATGCTTACGCAATTTCTAGCTAATCCTTCTGTTATCGAACAGCTTGCTCTTGAGGGCAAGAAGATTGACGTGAACGAAATTTGCCGGATGTGGTTTGAAGCATCCGAATTCCGCAATCAAAATGATGTCATTATTAACATGACCCCCGAAGACATGCAACGTCAGCAACAGAAAAGCCAAAATGGGGCGGCACAACAGAAGTTTCAAATGCAGCAGCAGCTCTTGCAGCAGAAGAGTGCCGCAGCCGAGCAACTTGCTGATTCTGAAAATGTGGCGAGAGCTGCTCGGGATGTGCTTCGAGAAGGCTTCAAGAGATCAGTAGAACCAGAAGTACTCACCGGACAACCAAACACATCCGGATCAGGGTTTGGCGGAAATCTTTAAGAAAACAGTTGACATCCCATAAACAGTGTGATATACTATATTTGTTGAAAACTAAATCGTCCGAATAATGGACAAACTCGCAGCTATGGATTATGGCAGGAGAAACGAATGGACCGAAAACTAGAAGATATACTGATTTCTCTTCTCCCCTCCTTAGAAGTTTTTCTTGAAGAACTCAAAAGAAAAGCTAAAATTAGGTCGGAAGAAGAGGCCAACGAAACTACTTTTCACAAGTCAGCAAAACAACTGCGGGAGCAGCAAGAAGCTTCCAAAAAAGCAACGCAGGATGACTGCCCCCACATAGTTGGATATAATCCTCCGGGAAAAGAACGAGACCCGCTGGGTCGAACAAGTATTGTTTGGCACACCCTAGACACAGCCAAGGAGGTGGGAATCTGTACTATCTGTGGAAAACAGTTTTGGCCGTCCGATCCTGGGTATGCAGTTTGGAGAGCGAAGACCTCATTTAACCGGCCCTCGTCGGCGGGACTACATTTGTGGCGAGGTGGTAGAGAGCAAAAACTACCAAAAATAGATTTGACTCGACCCGCGCCCAAACCCCCTGAAGACCCCTACGGATTCGAGGCTATGTCTGATGAAGAAATCAAGAAGATCGTAGAAGATATTAGAGAAATGAGGAAAAATGATCCTTGGTTTAAAAACCCCGATGGTTCTGAGGACCCCTTCTACAGAGAAAACGTAGATTTGATGGACCCAAGTATACCAACAGACCGTGCATGGGAGGCAGAAAAAGAATTGCGAGAGAGCGAGAAGTGACCCAACCAAACTTTAGTGTAAAATCCAATGCCATTCCGGCCACCGACTACGATAAGATGTCGGACGCCGAAATTGAGCGGTTGATAAACTCTGCCCACCAGGTCAAAACAGGCCGAATGGGGCGTATCACAACTGCTCCCCCACCCACACAAAAACGTTACGTAGACTTGGACAGAGTGATTGAGAGATACGGGGGTCAAAAATGACAGGCCCCGCCTACCCCGATGAACTAGAAGGTCGAATGGACCTATATGAACGGGGCCGGATTCTACGAACAGTTCCGGACCAAGCATGGGATATCATCTTCGACACGGTTCACAGTTACGTGGACGGCCTCGACCAGCATCATCGAGATTTACTTCCAGGAGACCCCGCAGTAGTTGCCACTCATGCTGGACTTTCAGTCATGAGTCAGTTTGAGACCTTTTTTAAACAAGACCTCAAATCTGCAATGGAGTTTGCAGCGCACCCCGACAAAGAGTTCTCAGACTACCTGCTGGGTGCTAGGGATAGACTTGATGTGCTGAAACAACAGGAGGCGATTTAAGATGTATAGTCCATCTGAAAACTATGTGGAGCACAAGGACGACCAGTATGTAGATCATCTCCATCTCAAAAAAGGACAAATAGATAAAATACAAGAAGCCTTAGAGTACTCCAAAACTCACATTTGCCCCAACTGTGGGTATTGTCCTTGCTGTGGAAGAAGGACCCCATACAGCCAACCGTACTACCCGCCGTACTACCCTTACCCCTTCTACTCGCAACCGGAAGAAGACCCCTATCGTATTACCTCAACTTGGGTTTCCCCTTGCTCGGTTTATCACCCCACTACCGGAAACATAAACTAAGGTCCAGATAATGGACAACCACTAAGAAAAACCACACACTTTATCTTTCAACCCCCACACGTCAAGATTGGATTATCTTGAGAGGAATGAACAACATGCCTAAAGCCGTATCAGACCCGTGGCTCCTGAATCCTGATGGAACCGCAGACCCGTTCGCAAGTAACGTAGACTGGAATATGCCTGATCTCCCGGACCTCGATGAGGACCTCAATGACCAAGACCCAGTTCTGGCCCAACAGGATAATCTAGACCCTGAGATTATAACAAACACGCATGTGGGAGAAGCGTCACCCCCACCACCCCCGCCGGAGCCTGAAGAACCGGAAACAATGGATTTGGAGGACGGTACTCAACTTGTTCTAAACAAAGACAAGGGAGTGTGGGTTGGATCGGTCGTAGGCCGCGCGGGAAACGCGCAGGTTTACAAGGGTGCAACCAAGGACAAACTGATTCTTGAGATTCTGAAAGCCCAAGCGAACGCCACCAAGAAAATCAGGGAGCAGAATGCCAAGATAAAGTTTGGCTCTATTCCTGCCAAGTCAGTCCCCGCTCCACAGATACCACAGTCCGCCCCAGTTCGTCCGCTCACCGCAGACGAAATTTTTGAATTTAAGACTTTGTGGGAATCGGACCCAGCCGCAGCTAACGACTTCATGCTCCAAAAGACCCGAGGAGTGACAATGGACCAAGTCCTCAGTCTTGCCCAACAGGGAGCGAAGCAAGGAAATTATGCTGCTAGTCAACTCGCCGCTGAGCAGGCAAATAAGACCTTCTTGGCAAACAACCCGGACTACTATCCGGACAAAGACTTTGTGAACTTCAACCTGCTCGTTCAATGGTTAATGAAGTTCAAACTCGGCGAATCAATCCGAAAGGGTGAGGAAGAAACGGCTTTCAATAAACTTCTCGCCTCCGGCAACTACACTGCCGAAAATCTTGAGGAAGCCTTCCAAGACCTGAACAACGATGGTTTGATGATTCAGGCACCAAGGCAACCCAAAACACCTTCACCGGAAACGGTGGAAACCCCTCCGCCGGTAGCGGTTCACCACGAACCGGCACCTGCGCCGCGTCCCGACTCACGGATTGTAAGTCAGGTTACGCGCCCGAGAGCGTCCCTAGGAATTGGAAGAAGTGACGTAACACCCGTCAAATCCCCAGAGTCTCCGAAGGAG